CGACTTGGTGTGTCTTGGAGGCATATTAACTATTAGACGAGTTATCTCGCCTGTGGCTAATTTATTAAATTTGTCAGCAATGTGTCTGTGGTGGGACCCCTCTATAAAATCGGGCCACATACATTTTACAAAAGAGAGAAAATCATCTTTGGCTTTGTTCTGTATCTTTTTTTCAGCGTGCATGACTTGCAGCTGTTTAAACTTCCTACGCACATCTGCAGGTAGTTTACTTATGTCTATATTATTCAATTCCATAAAAATTTTTAAAAAATTTTTTTCGCACCTTAAAGTGTTGAATATGTTTTTACCAGGTATAACTGTCTAAATCAAGCAATACAACCTAGAGTAGTGGGACCCCTTTTGTATAAAAGGGGGGACCGGGTACAATTTATAATTGATTATTGGATTTTGTTTGGGACCCCTGGCGCGTTAGCGCCAGGGGTAGAGAGTTAATCTAGTAAGATCATATAAGCTTTGGCATTGTTTTTTCTAAACCAATCTAAATCGGCTCGGACTTGGTCCCATAGTTTAGATGCGCCATAGCCTAGCTTATCATCCTCTTGTGTTGCTTTTAATTCATTAGCAAATATTCTGTCGTGTATCTTAGCCTCTTCACTAGATAACGCAGCAACATCACCATTGAATCTATTCTTTCTAAATGTTGTCATGTCCTGGATCATATAGGATAAGTCAAGCATTGTCAACCGGTGTAATAGTTGTTGTGGTTTGTTTACCCCAATATGGACTATCATGAGTTTCTTTTTTTACTTCTATTGGTGTTTCAAGAGCCTCTGGTCTTGGGTGTAATGCAATAAACTCTCGATAGTGTTTCCAGAAAAAATCATGCATACAAGTCTGATCGCAAAAGTAATTCCACACCCCTCTTCCATCTGGATAGCCTTGAGCGATCTTCATCGTTCTCAAAACTTTAGAACCCTTGACACCACGAACCCTTGTTGTGGTTTGTCGTTCATGACACTTCGGACCATGACACCAATTATAATCACTCATGTCGGTTCCTATTTTCTTCAATACTTGGTAAACTAGACCAAAAAATAACCAGTCCACCAAACAAAATTAATACCCCTAAACCTTGATGATCGCCAGAATGTATAAAAGTTATAACCCCTAACATCATTAAAGCCATGCCAACTATTGATTTAATAATTAATAATAGTACGTACATTAGTGCCTCACTTTCCACGTTGTATTTGCTGTTCTATAACCATGTGCGTCTAGGTCATAATAAACATAATAAGCAACACCTTTTTTAGATGTTCCAAATCTAGATTTCTCATCATGTTTGCCACGTCTTGTTATGTGTTTCTTATGCTTGTTTGCATAATAAGTTATGTAAAATGTTTTAGTCATATTTATTTCTCTCTTTCTATGGGTATCCTATACTAAATAGGATACCCTGTCAACTATTAATTTATAGTTTGTTGCATTTGTTTTCTTGCAATAGCGATCTTTTGATCTCTGGTTAAGACCTCTTTGTCCTCCAAAAGACTAGCCAGATTATCTGGGCTATAGATTGATAAAGCCAAACTAGAACTCTCGTTCATCATTGTTTCATTTAAAACAACTCCAACTTTATCTGCAAGTTTTTTTGCTTGGTCAAAATGCCTGTAAGATTTCAAACCTAGTCTTAAAGTTTTCATCTTGCCCTCGACATAATTATACATTTGTTCATGCTCTTTAATTACATTGTCTGCGCTTTGAACATACATCTTAAAAAATTCTAAAGTTGTTTCATCAACTTTGAATTGTCTTGACCTACAATAAGATGTTCCAATTACCCATAGTTTAAAATCTTCTTCCCATTTCATTCTGGGTGTAGTTATAGACTTGTCATCATTAGAAGATGTATTCCAACCCAAAAATTTATCACAATTACTTTCATCATTGTAATATTTTGGATTTCTTTTTGAGTAGTCATTATCAATAGACCAATAAAAGTCTGGGTTTAATCCCTTTGCTTTCATCTCATCTCGATAGTATGCTCTTGCAAACTTTTTACCCATGTCAAATCTAACATGAACATCATCTGTGGTTTGATACTCTTTGCCCTCATCATCAACTTTAGTAATTGGCATTGTAATTTGAAAACAATTATCATGGTATAACTCGCCACCACTAGAAGAATATTTACTAATCATTCTTCTAATTGTATCAACGTCCTCTTGTGGTTGATGAAACCTTACAACCTTATCAATAGCAACTTTTGCTTTTTCTCGCATAAGATCGTATTGTTCTTTTGCTTGAACCAATTTATCTTTTACTTTATCTTCGTAAAAAGATTGAAATTGATCTGCAATCACTTTTCTCTTATCAGAGTTAAGTGTTATCTTTTTTGTAGTCATATTTCCTCTTTCTGTTTTATTTTGCATAATTTAAAATTATCACTTGACAATAGGATTGTCAAGTATTATATTGGATTTAATAAATTAGTTTTGGGATTATCTCTCCCATTCGTTCTAATTTATTGGGACAACTTCTGGTTGTGAAGTAACATAAGCAACGCTTCATCTTACCAACAACTAGAACTGATCCCTGGTCTATCCACAAACTTGCAGGAGACGAAACCTGCAGGATGGACCTGGGATCAGTCTATTACTGCTGGGAACTGCAGACGACCACAGCGGGAAGAGACTGGTCCGGCTATACGGCCCAGCGGGCCTGACGTAAACAGCCACAAGCCTCAAGCTTCAAGCTTGACAGCTGGTCCAGGATATGATAGGATGAATTTAGAAAGGAGAATATTATGGACGATGAAATAAATGACAGATCGATTAACCCGTTAATCAGAATAGCAGCAGCTCTGGAAGAGATATTGCGGCTGGTGAAGGAAGATCAAGAGCGAATGAAAAAATTAAATGACTAGAAGGATCGAGAGCCCAGTGATTTTAATTAATCACTGGCGCTGGCTCGAGGCCAATGGCTATAAGAAGGAAGCCGCAAGCTGCAAGCTCCAAGCAGCAAGCTTGACAAGAAGGGATTATAGGATTATAAAGGATGTATGCAAACAAAAGAAGCACTTAAAATAATAGGCGGCTCACTGTCCAAACCGTCAAAGATGCCTGGCTGGTCGATAGGTCTACCAGCCAAAGAATGCAAGACAGGCGGCAAGCTGCAAGCTGTGAAGGGCTCAGTATGTTATGACTGTTACGCGCTCAAGGGCTGCTACGTGTTCAAGGTTGTTCAGGAAGCTCAATACAGGAGGCTGGCAGCTATCAAGCGTCCGGACTGGGTCCAGGCAATGGCTCACCTGATCAACAGCAAGAAGCCCGATGTATTCCGATGGCATGACAGCGGCGACGTCCAGGATCTGGAGCACTTACAAAAAATTTATGAGGTTTGCAGGTTAACACCTTCTAAGCGTCACTGGTTACCTACCCGTGAAGCATGGATAAAGCCCCACCTGAAAGATAAACCAGACAATTTAGTCATACGATTTAGTGCGCCGATGGTAAACCAGCGGGCGCCTGAGTCGTGGCCCAACAGCTCAGAAGTAGTTGAAGCTGGCGCTACATGTCCAGCTGCAAAGCAAGACAACGAATGCAGAGACTGTAGAGCATGTTGGGATCCAGAAATTAAAACAATTAAATATGGTAAACATTGAAATGTTTAGACATCCAAAGTATTATAAAGAATTACGAAAGCTACGTAATAAAGAGGCGCGGGTCAACGATCACTCCGCGTCCATTTCGGATCAGGCCATTAGCGATTCAACAGCGACGGCTAAAGATAGCGTGCGCCCTGGTCCGGGCCTAAAGCAACAAGCCTCAAGCAGCAAGCAGCAAGCTTCAAGCACCAAGCTCATTAAGCAACAAGCTGCAAGCATCAAGCCCCGTGGCTAAGGCTTCAAGCTTCAAGCCACAAGCTTCAAGCGCCAAGATCCCTGACCCTGGAAAAAGTTTCACGGCACCCGAACCGAGGTGCTCAACGCAGATGAAAGAGTTCTTTGGATGCTTCACATGGAAGGCAATTTGATGTGGACTGAAGCGTACCTTGTTACCCTTCGTGACTTTTAATTCTACTGTGAAAAAGACGCCAGAATTATTGTAGCCCAATAGATCAGGAGTACCGGATAGACTAAGATTTTCAAGTCTGATCCACGATATTTCAGGTATAGATTTTTTAATTTTTGCATATAATTTTCGCTCTGGTTTCAAGGTAACTAGTGCTTTCTATTCCGGGTTATTTGGAGCGATAATTACTTTGTTGTCGGCAGGTTTTAATACTACACGAACAGATTGTTGTCCAATTATATTTGACTCTTGCACTTCAATTCTTCTTATCTCTTCAAGATGTCCACCAACTTGCATGTAGATAGTAGCATTAGAAACTGCATTACCTTTTTTACCATTAGTAAATTGATCTAAGTATTCCTGTAGATGTCTAACAAACATTGTTGACTTTATAACAATGTTACCTTAAATTGTCAATCATGGGTGTTCCTAAAAGATTAACTGAGATGCAACAAAGATTCGCCGAGTTTTTAGTATTCGGTGGACCTGAAGGACCTATGACTCAAGGAGAAGCAGCTATAGCTGCTGGGTACAGCCCAAAGAGAGCTAGACAAGAAGGCTCAGAATTATGTAATCCTAGACTGTCACCACTCGTGGTGAAATACATAGGTCAACTAAAAGAAGAGAGACTTAGAAAACATGAAGTTACTTACGAAGGTCATGTAGCAGAACTTGCTAGACTTCGTGAGGCTGCTTTAAAAAAAGGATCATTTTCTTCTGCAGTGAATGCGGAAGCAAACCGAGGAAAAGCAGCAGGATTATACATAGACCGCAAAATAATAAAAACAGGAAAACTAGAGGACCTATCAGAACAAGAGTTAGAAGCAAAGATGAAACAAATATTAAACGACTACGCACAGATAATTGACGTTACCCCAACTTCTGAATCTTCTTTACCCAAGCCCGAGGAATCATCGTCCGATCCCCAAAAGTAATTTCATTCTCATCTTTATCATAAGACGCAAATAATTTTACAGACTTATTATCTTTAGAATACAACCAACCTTCATTAACCGGTCTTGCTAATTTCATCTTATCAAACTCTTTATCAGTAGCCCAGCCAGAGTCACTGACACAGTCAATCCACTCCACTCTGACTCTCGGATAAGGTATATCGGGAGCCCCATCAGTTGCAATTCTTTTTCGTCTTTTCCTAGGCATATATGTTTCTACCACAGATTAAAAATTTTGTAATATCAATATCGCGCGCAGTCTGGGTTTTCATAGAAAGTGTCCCAAACGTCCACCAAAAACACTAAAAGTGTCCACCCCCTGTCCACCACTTAGCCTTGTATACCAACGAAAAACAACCAAGTGGACACAAAGTACACTTTTTCTCAGAGAAAAAAATATTTTTTTTAAATCTGTCACAGAATACTATAGTACAGATTTATCTGCCTCATTTTTGACACAATATTTCCTCATTACAGACAACTTCTCTTCGGCCTTACCTATCTTACCCAGCAGGGTATCAACCTCCCCTGTGATATCTACATGCTCCGGTATTACTAGATTGTGGTCCTCGATGCATTGTAATTTATATAATGCATCTTCAATCTCTGCCTCGTATCTTTTTATAAGTGTTTTAAACAATCTATCATTCATCTTTCCACTCCTCGTAAGTTATATTTCCATCTCTATCTTTATACATAATCCATAATTTTTTACCATCATGGTAGTATCCTTCTATCTCACGCTCCATAGTATAGTCTCTCATCATTCATCTCCTCTTCGATATATCTCTTTAGTTCTTTGTCTTGTATATTATCAGGTATTTTATTTTTGTAAAATATCTCATAGCTATCACTACCATACTTACCAATACCAAATAATTCTGTTGCATCCTTACCGTCCCAGTCGATAAAATCACAGGACATCCTCCATATCCTGTTTGCCCTGACATTCTTCATGCCTAGATCTTTTAACATCTCAGCGATTGTGTCTGTGTTCGATAATAATAGTTTCCATGCGTTAGGATACTTTTTAAAAAAACCAGGTAATACTTTCTTTACCTTCTTACGTCCCGTCTGATTGAGACAGATGACAGCCACCATGTGCTGCCACTCACCCTCTATCTGCTGCTGTACCATTAGATCATCTCTCATTTATTAAATTTTTTCTCAATATTGGTGGTTTAGTAATGCTTTTGATTTTTCTTATAAAAAATACAAGACTTAATCTTTCTTCAGTAACTTCATAATTACCTGCATGAAAGGAGGTCCCTGGGTACACTATAAGTCTATTATAGACATTATTTACTTTTATAACCTCTGTAAAATCTTGATTACAATCTTCAATTAATTTTTGATATTTGATTATTTCTTTTTTAGTTAATTTATCTTGATTTATTTTATAAATTTCTTTTTTTCTTAAACTTAATTTATCATTGTATTGTCGTGGTCTTACTTTAGTCTTCATATAAATAGAAGTTCCAGAATTTAAATTAGGTTTTTTATCTAGGTAGATTACTCCGGCTAGCAAAACACTATCGTCTTGATGAACTAAACCTTTATTGAGCATGTGATTAATTTGTTTTTTATTAAAAGGTTTAATTTTTTGAAAATGCATTGAAGAATCTTCGTAACGAATATTGGTAGATTTAAGATCATAAAACAAAGATAATACTTTACAAATTACACTGTGATAAAAATCATAGTTTAATAAATGCAAACTCCTTGTTCTTTTACCTGGATAAAACCCTTTTGACTGTGTAAACTTTAATCTGTTTACTAGGTTTAAAACTTTATCGGGATTATCAAAAAAATTATCTATAACACTTACTGGAAATAAATTATCCATTAAAATCTTCCGCCTTCATGGGTGTTGTTCTCTCTTTCTCGTCATGTAATAGGTCATAATACATGTCCAATCTTTTCAAAAACTCATGTTTATAGCGCCTTAATTCGGCCCCATTTACGACAAATTCCTGATAATATAGGTCAGGCGTGCATACCATGATAACTCCCTTTTGTATCGTGGAGTTGTGTACGTAGTCATGGGCCATGGCATATGCTGCGATCTGCAGATAATAATCCTCGATCCATTCTTTCTTCTTCGGACGGTTAGCCTGTTTGAAGTC